GTCCTCTCCGAGTCCTACACCAACGGTGCCTACCTCAGCACCATCGGCACCACCGTCGACGCCCGCGACGTCCGTGCCTACGCTCAGGCCACCATCGCCGCCGCCGACATCCACGCCGTCCTCCAGCAGGCCGACCGCGAAGGTGCCGCCGACGCCAAGGACCTCGCCGACGCCCTGTTCCCCATCGCCCACATCGGCTAATCCGCGGCCCAGCCCAGCCCACAGGCCCTGCCTCACCAGCAGGGCTTTTTTGTGCCCCCACGCCAGACCAGCCCAGCGTGCCCTCCAGCCCCCTCAGGCCATCCCACCCCACCCAATCCCCTCCCTAGCCCCTATCCCCGCTCACAGGCCCGCCTAGGCCCCAAGGCCCGCTAGCCCGCTCGCGACCGTCAGGTGCCCGTAAGCCCCTAGGACCTAGCCCACCTTTGCCCCCATCCTTCGGATGCCCCAGACCACAGTGGCAATGGCCCAAAAGAATAGCCCTGTAGCCCCTCCTAGGCCATTGTCATAGCATGCACGGCTCAGTGCCCTGCCCAGTGCCCAAGCCCACCTCCTAGGCCCAGCCAGCCCGTCAGTTACGAACCGAGTCATATCCGTGTCATAGGTCCGCCGCCTGACCAGTGTCATAGACTGTCATACCAGCCAGTGTCATAAACATCTGTCATAGCCATCTCCTGTCATAAGTGTCATAGGGGGTGGGGGGGGTCTCGTGTGTCATACGCTTAGGTTGCATCTACGCATTACAACCCACAGAATTATTTGCCAAAAGAGGCTTGCAGTGTGTCATACTAGCCGCATTTACTTGGGTCCATGGATGACTCTGTCCCCGTGAAGGAAGCCGACGTCGCTAGGCAACTAGGCATGCAACGGAAGGCATTGTCCGACCTCAGGTTCGAGATTCTCACCACCGACGATTGGTTCCGCGAGGAGGGCAAGAAGCCCGAATCCATGCGGGTAGTCTGGATTCGACCTGAGGGAATCGCCAAACTTTCGGCTCACCTCGGCCTGAAAACCGAGGAAGTGGCCCCAAAAAAAATCGCTTCGGCGGCTGACGCCGCCGAGGTTCGCACCTTCACTGTCCAAAAGGTGATGCCCAGAAACCCTTATCTCGTCGAGGTGCTCGCTGAGAATGGGGAGAAGGGGATTATGAGGGTTAAGGATTCTACCAAATGGGTGAAGGGCATGAAGGTGGAATGCCGCAATGGCGGGAACTACACCAAGTGGCTCATCCCGCTCCGCAACCCACGCTACCGCGGTCGCTTTTAATCATGCTCAAGTTTACCAAAGGTAACTCATACCTGCCGAAAGGCACGTGGTCGTTTAACCTCCCGAGCGGGTGGTCATGCCCGCAGGCACGCGAATGCCTTGCGATGGCGGACAAGCACGATGGCAAGATTACCAAGGGCAAGGAGCAGACCTACCCGTGCTATTCGGCTACGGTCGAACGCTACCCAGCGGTCCGCAAACAGGTCTGGGCCAACTTCGACACCATCAAGCACCGCAAGTACGAGGAGATTGTCCGTGCACTGATGGAAGCCCTGCCCGTCAAGGCTACCCACGTCCGTATCCACGGCGGCGGAGACTTCTTCAGTCAGAACTACTTCGACGCGTGGCTGGCGGTCTGCCGCCTGCGACCGAACGTCCAGTTCTGGGCCTTCACCAAGTCCCTGCCCTTCTGGGTGGCACGTAAGGATGAAATCCCAGTGAACCTTTCCCTGACCGCCTCGTATGGCGGTCGTAGCGATTTTCTAATCGAACAGCACAACCTTCGGTACGCCATGGTTGTCCAGTCCGAGGAGGAGGCCAGTGCACGGGGCTTGCCCGTCGACGTGAACGACTTCCACGCGATGCGTCGCGGCGGCTCGTTCGCCCTAGTCCTTAACTCCAAGCGAAAGAAACTTCCCCCCACACAAAAATGAGCAAAAACACCAAGAAGGCCGCTAAGGCCAAGAAGTCCAAGATGAACAAGCCCGTCCGAGGAGGCAAGCGATGCTAGTCTTCATCATCGGTCTGGTCATCGGCATCATTGTCGGTGCCACGGCGGCAGTCCTCGTCGCCCGAAACAACCGTGCCAAGGCGGAACGCGTGTTCCTTCAGGCCGACAAGGTTTCGGAGCGTTACAAGGACTACATGACCAAGTGGAACGACAAGACTGAAGGCGAGAATAAGCACTGATGTTCGAGGCTAGGAATCCAGACCGCAAGGCTACCCGACGTTATGCGAAGGGTAAGTCCTACTACGAATCCGCTGTGAAGTTCCAGATGCGGAAGAAGGGTGGGACGTTGAAGTCTTCTGCGGCCCTGCCTAGCAATCGAGAGTACCACCGAAACTACAGTAGGAAACTACGCAGTAAGGGCGGTGCTTAACCTCACTCCTCATCCTGTTCTCAAGGCCCCCAGTGCGGACGAAATCCGCAAACTGGTGGCTGAACATGGTGAGGAGAAGGTCCTTCACATCCTTCAACTCCGCGAAGACAAGATTCAGGCGGAGAAAACGGACCCGTATCGGCACGGGTACGAACCATTTTACTGGAAAGACGCCGACAAACTGCTCGAGGAAAACGACGAAATGCTCCTGAGCGGCGGAAACCGTGCTGGAAAGACCGAGTACGCGGCGAAACGCGTGGTCTACACGCTCGTGAACAAGCCGAACAGCCGTGTTTGGTGCCTTCACACGACTTCCCAGTCCTCAATCCAGATGCAACAGAGCATCATCTGGAAATATTTGCCCGCGGAACTGAAAACGGTGAAGAAAACGCGGGTCACCAACATCTCCTACACCCAAAAGAACGGTTTTTCCGAGAACTCGTTCGTTTTGCCCAACGGAAGCCAGTGCTTCTTCATGAATTACGCTCAGGACCGCACTGTTATCGAAGGCGGCGAGACGGATTTCATCTGGTGCGACGAATTAGTGCCTTTGGACTGGGTTGAAACGCTCAGATTCCGAAATGTGACCCGCCGAGGCAAGTTGCTGGTCACCTTTACGCCGATTACTGGCTACACAAACGTCGTTAAGGACTATTTGGCTGGCTGTCGCATCATTCAGACCCAGCCGTCGCGTCTGTTGGACAATTCCCGCAACGTGGTGAACTGCAACAGCGGTACCATGCCCTACGTCGCCAAGTGCGTCCGAAAAGGGGCAGTAGCGATGTGGTTCTTCTCCGAGTTCAACCCTTACAACCCTTTTGAGCAACTGGCGAAGAGCCTGAGCGGCAGAACCCAGTACGAAGTGAAGATTCGAGCGTACGGGTGGGCCGAATCGCTCCAAGGCACCCAATTTCCGCGTTTCAACGATATCCACGTCCTCGAGCACTCAAAAGTGCCCGCGGGAGGCATCAACTACTTCGCCTGCGACCCTGCTGGTGCCAGAAACTGGTTTATGCTCTGGATGAGGGTCGCCGAGGACGGAACGCGGTACGTGTATCGCGAATGGCCCGACATGTCGGTCGGGGAGTGGGCACTTCCCTCAGAAAAGGCTGACGGCAAGATGGGACCAGCCCAGACCATGAACTCTGGTCGCGGACTCGACGAATACATCCATCTCATCAGGTCCCACGAGGGAACCGAGAATATCGTCGAGCGGTACGTCGACCCGCGTGCTGGCAACACTCAGGCGGCTGGCATGGAGCACGGCACGAGCATTATCGAGATGTTTGCGAACAGTGAGGACCCGATGTACCTCACGCCAGCGAGCGGCATCCAAATCGAAGAGGGCGTCGGCCTGATTAACGATTGGCTGGCCTACGACCAGAACCAGCCCATTAGTGCAGTGAACCAGCCCAAACTGTACATTTCTGACAAGTGCCAGAACCTGATTTACTGCCTACGCGAGTGGACTGGACGCGACGGGCAGAAAGGTTGCTCCAAAGACCCTATCGACTGCCTTCGCTACCTCGCGGTGATGAACCCTCAGTACGAAGACGAAAAAACCTACAAGGCGTCCAACCCATTTTCCTACTAACATGACTCCTCCACTCCTCTCCCGCAAAGCCGCGTCGCAACTGACGGGCCTTTCCGTAAGATACCTCGACAGGCTTCGCAAGGACGGCACCCTCCGCACCTACGTCACCAAGGGAGGCCACCATCGCTTTTACCGAGACGAACTTATTCAACACATCAAACTACATGAAACCTCTATACCCCAAGGGCAGTCGCACGGTTGACGCCACCGCTCAGGCTTCCGATAAGCCTGACATTGATAATCTTATCCGCGAGTTTAACGACAGCCTGTACAACGGCTCGTCGCTTGACCGACTCGCCGCGATGGACGACATCCGCTTCTGCCGCTGGGGCGGTCAGACCGACGACGGCAAGAAGCACAGCGACCCGCGAGGCAACGGCAACCCTGCCATGCCATGGGAAGGTGCGTCCGACGTCCGCGTCCGCCTTGTCGACCGTACCATCAACGACCTGACTGCCCTGCTCATCACGGCGTTTCAGCGTAGCATCCTGCGGGTGAGCGGTGTCACGTCCGAAGACGCCGCAAACGCTTCTGCCGCTGGAACCCTTATGCGGTGGCTCCTCGAGGGCCGTCACAGCCGAGAGATGTATCAGGAAGCCTACCTTGGCTCCCAGTACGCCCTTCAGTACGGCTGGACCGTGTTCCACGTCACGTGGGAGCAGACCACGTCCATCCGCCGCCAGAAAATCACGATGGAGGACATTCAGGCTATCGCCGAAATGCAGAAGGAGCAGGACCCGAACGGCATCATCGCCCGACTTCCTGAACTGATTACTGACGAGAACAATGACAACTACCTTGCTCAGTTGCTCAGTGCAGTGATGAACAACGCTAAGGTCTCGGACTGTAAGAAGATGGTCAAGGACCTCCGCGATAACGGCATCGCCGAGATTGAGGAGCCTTACGTTCTCAGCAACTCTCCGTGCGTTACCGCTCTTAAGCCGTATGACGAAATTACTTTCCCGCAGGAAACCACGGACCTCAGCCGTGCCCGCGTCATCTTCCGCCGCACGTTCCTCACCGAGGTCGAAGTGCGTGCCATGGAAAAGACCGACGGCTGGAGCAAGGAGTTCATCGAGCAGGCTTGTGCCAGCATCGGCAAGGCTTCGATGTACAACGACCCTAGCCTTACGCCCGTCACCAATGTGCTAACGACCAATGTCTGGCGTGGTCGCAACATGATTGAAATCGTGTATTCCTACGCCCGCCAGATTAACGAGGAAGGCGTGCCAGCCATTTATTACACGGTCTTCTCGCCGCAGGTCGGAAACAACGTCTGCGGCAAGCACGAGATTCTCGACTACTACCACGGCAAGTATCCGTTTGTCGGTTTCCGCCGCGAATGGATTCGCCGAGCCATCATGGAGTCTCGAGGCATCCCCGAGGTCAGCCGCACGGACCAAGACGAGGTCAAGGCCCAGCACGACGCTCTGCGTGACCGCACCGCCATTGAAACCCTGCCGCCTATCCGCGTCAGCAAGCGAATCGGTGCACTTAACCGTCTCGGACCTGCCGTCCAGTTGCCTGTAACCACCAAGGACGACTACACGTTCATGGAGCCGCCCGCGGGCAACCCGCAGGTTGCGTTCAGCATGATTGAACGCGTCGAAGCCCAGCACGCCTCTTACTACGGCCTCACGTCCAAGTACGTCGAGGACGTGCGTTCCCAGTTGCTCCAGCAGACGCTCGTCAACTCGTGGCTTTCCGCTTGGACCGAAATCTACCAGCAGGTGTTCGCACTGGCACTTCAGTACCTCACCCCGCAGGAAAAGGTCCGCATCTGCGGCGTCGACCTGCCTTCTCAGGCCAGCGAGATTCAGGGCGGCTTCGACTTCATCATCAAGTTCGACGTCCGCGAGGTCGACACGAACCTCGTCATCGAGAAACTCGACGCCCTCACGAAGTTTGCCATCCCGCTCGACTCCTCTGGCGTCATCGACCGTACCAAACTCATCAAGAAGATTATCGAGGCCATCAGCCCTGACTTGGGCAAGGACCTTATCGTCGACAGCGAACAGGCTAGCCAGAAGATGTTCCGCGACGTTCAGACCGACATCGGCCTCATGTTGCTCGGCAACGCCCCGCAACTTGTCGAGGGCGACCCGTCGGCCCAGTCCAAGATGCAGTTGGCCCAGCAGATTCTGCAACAGAACCCGAAGGCCCAGCAGGCCCTACAGGGCGACCAACTGTTCCAGCAACTCTTCCAGACCTACGTCCAGAACCTTACCATGTCCGTCCAGCAGGAGCAGAACAAGCAGACTGGACGCACTGGCGTGGCCCCTGAGGGCACTTCCATGGCGGAGCAGGTCAAGTCCTTCATCGAGCAGGCCCGCGAGGCTCAGAAGGCACGTGGGCAGGGCGAATCGGCGGCTAAGGCTGACTTTGCGGCTCAGGGGCTTCAGGAGCAGGAAGCCATGGCCCAGCAACAGCAAGGCCAGATGCAGGCTCAGGACCAGCAGGCTCAGATGCAGGCCCTCGTTCAGGAACTTGTCCAGCAGGGCGTTCCTGAGGAGCAGGCCATTATGATGATTCAACAGCAGATGCAGGGCGGCGGTCAGCCCCCGCAGGAAGGTGCCCAGCCGCCTCCTATGCCAGAGCAGATGTAATCCCCCATGGATAAACCTACCTACCAAGCGACAGAAGATACGCTCCAGAAACTCGCGTTCAGGGGCAAGAACGAGGCGTGGGAGACCGCGTTGCACGTTCTAGACACGTTCATCGAGTTCGAGGTCGCAAACGCTATCAGGCCGAGCATTTCCGACTCGGATAGGGCACACGCGTGCGGTCGGGCCGACAGCCTTGCTGATTTCAAGAACCACTTGCTTGAAATGCGTTCTGAGGCTCAAAGGCGGTACAACATTCCTGACGTTGAGTAAATCTTGCTCAATTATGCCTGAAGTCACCAACCCGTCCGACCCCAGTTGACGGGCGGTAATTTTTGCAAAAAGTCCCCCTTAGGTTCTTGGACCTTCCCAAAAAACCATGTCTGTCCCTTGCAGGACGTAAAACCGCATGACTACCGAAAACGAAAATCAGGGTGCTAACCCTCAAAAAAGTCAGACCGAAATTGGCGGTCTGAATGTAGAGAACCTCGCGTCTCTACTAGACTCCTCTGGGCTGACCAATTCGCCCCAGACGGATGCCGCCGAATCCGTGAACCAGACGGCGGAAGCCCAAGAGTACCGCGTTGAGGACCCTCTAGCCGAGGGAGCAATCGCAGGACTTGGCATTGATAATGAGTCATCCCAGAACACGGCAGTGGGCCGCGAGGATGATTCGGAACAGGAAGACGGTATCCCCAAGCACATCCAGAAGCGTATCGACAAAATCACCGCAAAACGCCGTGAGGCGGAAGCGGAGGCCGACCGCCTTCGGAAGCAACTTGAGGATTTGCAGAACAAGAAGGACGAGGTAATCCCTGCGTCTTCGCGTGCGAAGAACCCGTTCAGGAGCATCACTGACGATGCGGCTCTCAACAAGGCTGTTGAGCAAGCCCGTCAGGTACGCGACTGGTGCGAGGAAAATCCATACGGAGGCGACATTCCCCGTTCCGACGGTTCGTCGGTGCATGTGGACGAGACTGAAGTTCGTCGGATGAAGATTCAGGCCCTCAAGGACCTTGAAAAGAACATCCCCGAGCAGGTTTCTTTCCTTAATGCCCGCAAGCACTTCGACCCTATCGCGGAGCAGGAATACCCGTGGTGGAAGAAGAAGGATACCAAGGAGTACAGTACGGCTATTGCACTCCTGAAGAACTTCCCAGAACTGACCGAGTTCCCTGACTACAAACTCGTGATTGGGGACTTTGTCCTCGGCATGCAGGCCCGTCAGGCGAAGAAGGCTGTCCGTCCCGAATCTATCACGAAGCGTGCCCCGTATCAGCCCAGTCGCCCCTCCGCTAGCCCGAGCACGCATTCCAACACTAAGAATGTTTCGGAAGTGGAGAGTCGGTTCCTTAAGACTGGTTCTAAAGATGACTTGGCATCGCTCATCGAGTTGAAACTCGGTCGTTAGTTGTCGGTTTAACCTCTAAAAAATACTACTATGAGTCGCTTGTTTGAACGTAACCTCGGGAACTACCAGAATCCCAACGAGGCCAACCGCGTCGGTCGACGCGAAGATATCGCTGATATGATTACGATGGTGGACGCGAAGGATACCCCCTTCACCACCATGGCACGTAAAGGTGCCGAACCGTCCAACACCCTGTTCCAGTGGCAGGTCGACAAGAACCCTGACCCCCGCGTCATGCCCGTCATCGACGGTACTGACGAGTCGCTCACTGGCGACACGGTTGGCGGTGCCAAGATGGAGCAGTTTACCATCGGCTACCGTGCTACCCTCGCGGCCTACCCTCAGATTTTCCGCCGCAAGTTCGGTGTGTCTAAACTGACGGAGTCCAACATGGTCAAGGTCGCTGGCGTCGCTTCCGAACGCTCCCGCCAGATGGCTAAGGCCATGCTCGCGATGAAGCGTGACGTCGAAGTCGCCCTCACCTCGAACCAGACCGCTCAGGCTGACAACGGCTCCGTTGGCTACCGCACGCGTGCTCTGGACTCTTGGACCAAGACCAAGTGGGAAAAGGACACCACCCTCCCCGTCCCCGACGACTACTGCGTCCCTGCCGATAACATCATCGCCGCCTCGTCGACGAAGACCATCAACGGCACCAGCCGTGTTGTCGCTAACGCCAACGTCTGTGCTGGCCCGTCTGCCCTTAATGAGTCTCACGTTCAGGACCTCCTGACGGCTCAGTACAAGCAGAGCGGTCAGAACAAGACCTATGACGCCCTCGTCGCGGTCAACCTGAAGCGTGCGTTCTCGAACCTCGTCTACACGACCCCGAATGGCGTGGCCCAGTCCTCCAGCCCCATCCGCACCCTGCGTGAAGGCGGCGAGTCGACCTACACCCAGTACATCGACGTCTTCCAAGGCGACTTCGGTCAGTACAACCTCCACGTCTCCAACTGGCTTGGTTCGCTTGATACCAACCCCGCCAGCGGCACCTACGGCGAGTTCACGCCTGACCTCGACAAGGGTTTCGTGATTCCGTTCGAGCACGTCGAAGTTCGCTACGGCGGCAACATTGCCGAAGTCATCGAACTCACCGACAACGGCGGCGGTCCTCGTAATGCCATCGAGATGGTTCTGGGTCTTTGCATCCATAACCCGCTCCTCTTCGGCAAGTTCGACTTCTAATCGAACGTGGACCTTTCGCTTGACC